TGGTACTGATGCGGTTGGGCTTATCCCGCGCCTGACGCTGATACCGAAAAGCGATATTGATTTGCTGGGCGATGACTTGGCAAAAATCGAGCTGGACGGCGTTTGCATTAAATTGCCCGATCAGGCTGAGCATACTTTTACGACTAACGTGGTGTATTCATGAAGCCAGATAAAACAGTATTGCTAGCTATTGGCCAGGCAGTCATCAAGGAAATGACGGTCAGAAGGGGCATTATGCTGCTTGAGGCGGTGGGTAATGACGATTTGTCGGACTTTATCTTTATGTCCACCGATAAGCTGGTGTCTACAGCACCCGACATCATTATTGTTACTGATAACCAAGGCGCTGTGGTGTCGGATATGTCTTTGCTTACGCCTTCGGAGTGGGATGACATTGGCAATGGCTTTGTCGAGGTCAACAGCAGTTTTTTAGGCCGGGAAGCGCTCAAGCGCAAAAAATCCGCCGTCGAGGTAGTGCCGTCGGCAGAAGTGGCCGCGCCGCCGAGTCTGCCTGCCGAGCCTGCTGCCTCTTAATAGAGCGCGGCCACGTCAATGCGCTGGATTATCCCTGGTCGTTTTTTTTGCGGGCAATGGATTATGTGACATCACAAAACAAGGCGTGATTATTCACGCCTTTTGTCTGTTTAGGGGTTGGTTATGAGCGACATGTCGCTGCGCATTATCATTTCGTCACAAAATAATTCTGGCCCCGGCTTTGGGCAGGTGCGCAGTGATGTGCGTGGTATTGATGACCAAATCGCTGCCTTAGGAACGCGCCTTAATCAATTCTTGGCCTTTAAGATGGCCGAGGTGTTTACGCATTGGGCAGCGGAGGTCATTAAAACCGCTGATAGCTACCAAACGCTGGCCGCTAAGCTGGATATGTCCACCAGCAGCCATGAGGAAGCCTTAAGCGTACAAAAAGCCCTTTTTGATGTCGCGCAACGGTCGCGGGCGAGTTTTGCGCTGACCGAAGACGTTTACATCAAAAATGCCGATGCGATTAAGCGGTTGGGTGGCAGTACCGAGCAAGCCATACAAGTTACCGAGACATTAGAAAAGGCTATTGCCTCGACATCGCAAGGGATGGCACAGGACCAGGCGGTGCTGCTGCAATGGGGGCAAGCGATTGGCAGCGGTGTGCTGGCAGGTGATGAACTAAAAAGCATCATGGAGAACTCGCTGGGCGTATCACGCGCCTTGGCGGAAGGCCTTGGTGTGCCTATTGGCAAGCTTAAGCTGTTGGGATCGGAAGGTAAGTTGACGGGCGTTGACCTGGCTAATGCGATGCTAAAGGTCAGCGGTAGTGTTGATGCCACTTTTAGCCATATCCCGATGACCGTTAGCCAGTCCATGCAGTTGGTGGAGAATTCATGGGTAAAATTCATTGGCGAAACTAATCAGGCATACGGTGCTACACAAGTTATTGCCAAGGGCTTTGAGGAAGCGTCAAAACACGTTCCTGAGCTGGTCGAGGGCGTGCTGCAACTAACGGTGGCTTATGGTGTGAAGCTGGCGGCGGGCTATGCGTTGGCGACTGAAGCAAAAATAAATGAAGTGGCAGCGACGCGCGTAGCGACTGAGGCCGCTGCGCATGAAACTGTGGTTAATATTGAGTTGCTGCGGGTACAGGCGCAAGTGATGGCGATGCGGGTTAATGCCGCACGGGTGATGGCGGAAGAGGCGCGGGTGCAACTGGCCTTGGCGGCGACGTTGCCGCCGATGATCGTGTCCGAGCAACGGATGGCGGCAGTTGAGGTTGAGGCGGCGGAAGCGGCGGCACTGGCCGGACGGCAGCGGCAGGTAGCGGCGCAATTGCGGGTGGCTGCTGCCGAGCAGGCGGTGATCGCCACCAGCAGCGAAGCGGCGGCAGTTGCTGAATTGGCAGCGGCCACGGCGGAGCTGGCCATTATTGAGGGTGAGGCCACCGCTTCTAGCACAGCCTTAGCCGGGGCTGAGTTGCGGCTGACGGCGGCGATGGATGCCGCCAATGTGGCGCGGGCGCAAATTATTGCCACGTCTGCCGATGCGGCGGCCGCCCAAGATGTTCTGGCGGCAGCTACCCGCAACCTTGCTTTGGCCGAAGAGCAGGCGGCACTGGCCGCACTTGCGCACCGTGATGCCATGCTAGTAGTGCCGCCGCCGACAATAGCAGCGGCTTCAGCGGTTGGGATGCTGGGCAAGGCGCTTAATGGGTTGTTGATAGGTTGGGTAGTTTATGAGGGACTGAAAGCAGCATACGATTACTTTGAAAGCGTGCGGATGTGGTTTATCAAATTTGCCGAAGATTTGACCGTTGCTAAAGTAGAGCTGGGGCATTTTTTGAGCGGCGACTTCATTACTGATAGTGGCGGACTGGCAAAAAAATTAGCGGCTATCCATGTTGGATATGGGCAAATAAAGCAGGCGGCGACCGATGCCGCCATGCAGCAGCAAGAAGGTATTAAGCGCGTTAATGAGCTGTTGGCGGCACAGGAAATCAAACGCAAAACCGTATTTAAAGACCAACAAGAACAATTAAAGGACACTACCGCCCAGGTCGATGCCCAGTATAGCCAACAGCTTGCGACGATAAAAACCAGCCTTGAGCAGCGCAAAGTGGCGATAGCGGGCATGGGTATTTTTGAGATTGATAAAGAGCAGTTGGTTAGTGCGGCGATACGCGCCGCCAAAGATGCCGACTTGGCGGCGGTGCAGCGGTACGGCGATGCGCGGTTACGCTTGGTGGCGGGCATTTATGATACTGAATTGGCAAAAGTAAAAGCCGGCACAGTCGAGCAAAAAGAAGTTGAGCGCAAATCAATTGAAGAGCGGATCGCGGTTTATGTGGCGATGGAAAAAGATTACCGCTCTATTATCGACGGGCTGATTGCCGAAGACCAACGCCATACCCAAGCCGCTGCCGAGCTGCTGAACCAGCGCAAGCTATTTGAGGAGGGTACGGAGGATGCTATCCGTGCCTTGCGCCGTGGCAGCATGACCGATGAGCGGGCGGCGGCAGATATGAAAAAGCAGCTGGATGAAGAGCTGGCGAAGGAACGCGCCGCCTTGGCAGCAGGCGATTATCAGGCGGCTAAGCGTTACGGTGAAGAAGCCGCGAAGATGGCGCAAGATTTGGCAGGGCAGTCGCAGGCCGCTTATAAGGCAGGTGTGGGCTACAGCTCGGATGCCGACAAGTTTATCAAAAAGTTTTCGGAAGCGCGGCAAGGTATTGCCGCTGCTTTAGCAGCGGAAGGCAATGCGCATATTGAAGAACAAAAACGCCTTGCCGACAGTATTAGCGATACACAGGGCAAGCTTGCGGAAGTGCAAAGCAAAATCAATGCGCTGAGCAGTACCTTGCGGGAAAAATTCTTGTTGAAAATTGATGCCAATACCGATGCTGTTGATTTGGCGATTGAGCGGCTATCTAAGACTACTGAATCATGGCATATCATTCATGTGACTGAAGACAGAAGCCAAGTAGGCGGCGGTGCGGCGGTAGTGCCTGAGGGTCATCGGTTCGGCGGCCCTATCCAAGCTTTTGCGGAGGGTGGCTTTCCGCGCGTGTCTGGGCAATTGCCGGGCTACGGCGGCGGCGACCGAGTCCGCGCCCTTTTGGAAGATGGCGAGTTTGTTTTGCGCAAAGAGGCGGTCAAGGCAAACGGTAAAAAAACCATCCAGGCGATCAATGACGGGCAGCTGCAAATTGCGCCCATTAAACTATTTAATAGCGGCGGTGCGGTTGACGGTGAAGAGCGTGGCGGCAATGGGGGCTATTCGTCTGCCGGGTCGTTTGACACCGGATCGCCTAGCGATACGGTCGATGCTTTGCTGGCCAAGCTGGCGGCTTTAAAAAAACAACAGCAGGCCGACCAAGCAATGGAAAAGGCCTTGGGTGTCAATTTTTGGCCAAACTGGCAGGCGATAGCAGCCAGCGACCGGATTTATGATAAAGCCAAGCAGACCATTGAAGCCAATATCCAACAGGCGCAAGCGGCTGAGGCCGATAAAGCCAGGGCGCAGGTGGCGGCCAACTTACAACAGAAGTTGGATGAGCAAAACGCCCAATACTTGCACCCTTCGCTAGCCCCTATGTTCGCCTTGAACCAGCCCAAGCCGCTACCCGCCTTGACGGCCAATATGCCGGACATTAAGCAAACGGCTTTGGCGGCTTCCGGCAGTCGGTCAGGCGGGGGCGGCAAAACGATAACGTTGCGCTTTGAATCGCCGGACGGCAAGCAAGCCGTATCAGGCAATTTCGCCGAGTCCGATGCCCAAAAAATGATGGAAATCCTACGGATGTCTGGGGCGCGTACCACGGGCGGCATGTTCTGATGGCAACGTCGCTGGATGGTATTGAATTGCCCGATGATTTGGGATGGCCGGACGAATATGAATGGAGTCCGGTTAAGCAAGGCGTTTCGGTGGCGGTGGACGGGACGCTGCTGATTGAGGTAGCGGCGCAATTGGCAGGCCGTCCGATGCGTCTGTCGGGTGGGCAGGATGCCGGATGGGTAACGCGAGCGGTAGTCAATGCGTTGCTGGTAAAGCTGTATCAACCAGGGCTGGAGATGTCCTTGTCTTATCGCGGCGACACTTACGCCGTTATTTTTGCCCAACCCGATGGGGTTGTTGCGCAGCCGGTTATAGATTATGCCGACCCTGCCGACGACGACCTGTATGTATTAACCCTTAAATTGCTACAAATTTAGCTATGTCCATTTCAGAAACCGATATAAAGCTGTTAAAACCTGAGCACCTGAGCGATTTTGATGAGGGTGGCGGACGGATGACCGTGCTGCCGATTGTCGATGGCGTGCTGAACAATATGTTTGACGACATCAGCGGACTTGATCGGGCTTATGGGCGCACGTCGTTGCGTAAGGCATTTGCGGCCATAGAAACCGACAGCACCGACATTTATTTGGGGGCGCATGTGATTTTGACTAATGCGCCTGCTGACAGCGACGTGTCGGTGCTGATGTTTACGCGCGAAAACTGGCTTGATACGCGGGTCGATGCGCAGGACTATGTCGAAAGCTATTCTACGCTGGGTCCTAAAATAGAATGGACGTTGATGGGGACACATTACGCTGGCCAGAAAATCGTGCAGCTGTTTAGTGTCGCCAATATCGCGTCACTGACGGCGGTGGTCAGCGCTACCGTGCCGGATATTGGCGATATTATCTGTTTATCGATTGAGGGGGCTGGCTATACACCTGCCCAGCAATATGTGCGGGTAACGTCAATTAATAGCCAAACTACACAAAGCTTTTACGATACGGCGGAATTTTTTAAATCCGTGCTGGTGCTGGAAGTCAGTGATCCGCTGCAACAAGAATTTGATGGCATCGACCCGATCCGCACCAGCACTACGGGAGCGCCGACAGCGGTGCGCTCTACCATCATATCGGATGCGGCGCATTATTTTAGCGTCAAACAGGTTGCGGACAGCCTTGCGCCCGGTGATGTGGTGGTGCAGATTGACACGCCTTATGCGCGGCTGGTGCCAAGCAACACGACTGAATCACCACTGGCCGATGTGCCGATTAATGCGGCAAGGGCTAATTATATCCAGGCGGGCAATGCGCATGGCTTTAATGCGACCGTGACTATGAGCAGCTCAGCGGCCCCTGATTTTCTTGACATACTTTATATGGGGCGGGGCATATTGCCCGGCTCTTTGGTGCTGACCATTGCCGGGGTGGGCTATAAGGACAATGCCCAAGGCGCGTTGGTGCTGGCCAACGGCAATCTGGGCGCTTATACCGGCACGGTAGATTATGCGGCGGGCAAGATTGAGGTGTCGGGCAGTTTGGCCTGGTCGGCTTTGGTAGTGGCGCAGGCGACCCAGGCAGTGGTGACTTATGATAATGCGAACACATTGGCAATTGACGTTACCATCAATAACCGGACATTTAATTGGGTGCAAACACTTAGCCCTGCGCCTACGCCCGGCACATTAATGGTCGATTACCGCGCCCTTAATCGTTGGTATCGCCTATATGACGATGGCAACGGGCATTTGACGGGGCGCGGCAGCGCTATCGGCACCGGCACTATTAATTATGCCAGCGGCACGGTGCTGATGACGCTGGCGGCGTTGCCGGATGCCGATACCCAAATTATCTTTTCATGGGCAGTGCCGACCAGTTATTTGCGGCAAAATTATGCGTCATTGACCCCTATCGCCGAGGTGCGGATTGTATTGGCGAACACGCCAGTGGTGCCGGGGTCGCTGACTATCAGTTGGCTGCAAAATGGCGTGGCCAAAGCGGCGACGGTGGGCGATGGCGGCAATTTGAGCGGGGATGCGTCGGGGTATTTTGTCGCGGCCACCGGGGATTTGCGTATCCGCCCGACTGTGTTGCCTGTATCCGGCACGGTATTTACGCTGCATTATGACCAGTCAGAATTGGTCTCGGAGACGTTTACGCCGACAGCCGACAGCGCGGGCGTAGTCAATCTGACGCTGGGCGATACGCCGATCAAGCCCGGTTCTTTGCGCATCGACTACCATGCCCAGCAAAACCTCAATGACATACAGTTTTTAGACACGGCCTATCAGACCGTCAACACCAGCACCACGTCAGTGGCGATGGCGGTGCGTGATGATGCCGATGGGCAAGTTATTGATGATAAAGGCACGGTGGTCGGCACGATTAATTATGGCACGGGGGCGGTGTCGTTTACCGCCGTCAAGACGTACAGCTATCTACAAACCACGGGCGAGCCGTTTGTACTGGGCATTGTGCATCATTATGTCGGCAAGACGCATACTGAAAGCGTGTCGCAAATTATGAGCGGTACGGCGTTTGTGTGCGGGTATTCGCTGGACAGCGCGTCACCGACGGCAAAAACCGAAACGGTGGCGCTGACACAAATCACCTTGGACTTGTCGCCGCAAACGGCGGATGAGCTGGTGGCAGGGAGCCTGTATTTTATTTATGCGGGCGATGTGTTCATTGACCGCAACGGATCATTGTACCGCCGCCAATCGCGCCTGGACGATTCGGCGCAAGTGGCAGGCAGCATTAATTACAGCACTGGCTTGGCGACACTGACGGTGTGGACGGGCGGCAGCTCGACATTAAACATATTAGGTGCGGTGACGGTGATGGGTTCGCCGTTGACCACGGAAATGTTTGGACGTACGCCGGGTGCGCCGTTGGCCCCGGGGCATTTCAGTATTAGCGTCACGGCCTTTGACGGCACGGCGATGGTGGGCGTGTCTGCCGATAATAATGGGGTTATTTTTACAAACTTAGTGCAAGGCACGGTCGATTGGACAACTGGGGTTTATAAGTTGAAATTTGGAAAATCTATTTCAGATAGCAGTTTGTTGCCAGACCAAAAACTACAAAGCTGGTACGACCCCGACAACGTTGTGGACGGCATGATTTATGTACCGCTGCCTGTGCTTGCCAACACCGCCAAATTTAACGCGGTGCTGATCAGTTATCTGCCGCTGGAAGCGTCGATATTGGGCATCAATACCGTGCGCTTGCCGCAAGACGGGCGGGTGCCGGTGTTTCGGCTGGGCGATTTGGCGGTGGTGCATAACACCCAAACTTATACGCTGCCCAATCCTGCGGTCGCTAGCCATACTTATGATATGGGGCGGACGCGATTGTCTTACGCGCGGTTGTACGATAAAAACGGCTTGATTATTCCGGCCAGCAATTATGCGCCGGATTTGAATGCCGGCACGGTGACGATTGCGCCTGATCCGGTGTTTACGGGGTTTGTGCAGCCTTTTTATATAGAACACCGAGTCGAGGATATGCGCCTGGTGACGGACGTGCAGGTCAGCGGGCAAATTACGCTGGATAGGGTATTGACGCATGTCTATCCGGCGCATACGTCGTTTATCAGTACCGCGCTTAAGATTGGCGATATGCAGGCGCGGGTGCCGATAGGGTTTGAACAGACCGCATGGAGCGCGGTGTGGCTGAATGTGCGGAGCGGCAATGCGCCGCTGGCGCAGTTTAACTCTTTGTTGTTTCCGATTGCGGTGACTAACCGGGGGGCGATTATGGAGCGGTGGGTGATTGTGTTTACATCCCCGACCGCCTTCAGCTGCTACGGGGAAAGTTATGGGCTGGTGGCTATCAGTACGGTCAATGATACGTTTGCCCCGGTTAATCCGTTGACGCAGTACCCTTATTTTACGATTGACCCAGCAGCTTGGGGGCTGGGGTGGAGCACGGGCAATTGTTATCGGTTTAACACGGTGTCGGCCAATTATCCGCTATGGGTTGCGCGGTGTACAAATCAGTCGGAACCTGTGGAGTTTACGGATAGGTTTACCCTGCAAGTGCGCGGCGATTCTAATTAACTTTTGTGAGGATTTATTGTGGCAATACCAGTTAAATTTTATCGCTCCGACGATGCGGGTGCGCCGACGTTAAGCGGTTCAGTTAGTGCTTTGCTTAATGTTTTGGATGGCTGTTTGCTAACGGGCTATAACACTAAGGCCGTGACCTCCATTACTCAATCCGGCAATGTTGCGACTTTGACGATACAAGCTGGACATGGGTTTGTGCCTTATCAAGTTATTGCCGTGTCCGGGGCTAACGAGTCGGCTTATAACGGTGATTTTTTGATTACAGGTACGTCATCGACGACGTTGACGTTTGCTGTTACGGGCAATCCGGCATCGCCAGCAACCGGGACTATATCCGCTAAGGTGTCGCCAGCCGGCTGGACTAAAAGTTTTTCGGGGACTAATCGGGCAAGCTACCAAAATGCGGACTCTGGTGGTACCCGCTATCATTTGCGGGTTGATGATGGCGCATCAGTATGGACGGCGCAGATGGCGGCGGTCAGTGCATACAAGACGATGACGGGTATTGATGTTGGCACGGGGGCGATACCGCCGACATCAGTGTGGGCTAATAACGTTTTGCCGTGGCAAAAAAGTAACGGCACCAATTCGACAGGTAAGCCGTGGATTTTGATTGCCAGCGCAAAGGCATTTTATTTGTTTTGCTGGCCAGACGCGACGTATTGTATTGTCCATGCTTTTGGCGACTTCACCAGCAATTTGCCGGGCGACGTTAATAATTGCTTTTTGCTGCACGGCAATTATAGCACAAGCGGTTACGGAGCCAACGGCGTTGCCGCAACCAGCATAAATTTGTTTGCAAATGGCGTGTTTAGCTCAAGCTATCCACTGCAACAAGGCTGGGCTGGGGTTGATTACTCCGGCTACAATACGGGCGGGGTCATAGCATTGTTGGGCAACAGGACGTTTGGCGGGTATGGTTTTGGCGATGCCGGGATGAAGTTTCCCAACCCTATGGATAATGGCTTTTACATTTATCCGTTATCTTTCATTGAGCGCGAAAATAGCCAGGGCGATATTGGCCCACGCTGCCTAGCTGTACCGGGCTTATATACCCCAGCCCATGCCAATCCCTTTCCGGGCGGGGCTATTGCTGGCTTAGTGCCTAACTACACTATGATGGCGGGCTATGGGCCAAACGGCGGCAACATGGTGTCTATCCCGGTTTATTTGGGTATCGCCGTTGGCAATTTCTTTGTCGATTTGACCAATCCATGGGCTTGAGCAGATGCCGACGATACTTCTTGATATTGTTTATTCGGCGACGGTTTTTGACACCAATTTTACAGATTTAAAGGGCAATACCTGGGTTAAATCCGGTGGCAACGCAACCTATCCGCGCGTTATCAACGGCAGTTTGCAGATAGGCGTGGCTAATGTGGGTATGCAGATAAACCCAACTGCGTTGAACCTGCAATCTTATCGTAGCTGGCAAATGCAGTTTGATGTTTTGTTGGGGTCGCTGGGTAACTCTAGTATAGGGCCGTATTATATTTTTACGGTCGGCAATATGACAGTTATGTGGCGGGCTGACAATGTAGCCAATCGGCTGGGAGTGGTTGGTTATAATGGAGTATCGCAAACTACTGTGCTCTATACGTCAATTGCGGCTTATACCAGCTTTAATACCGTTACGGTCGAGTATCATGACGGGTTTGTTTATTTATATATTAATGGGGCTTTGGCGGCCAGGGCGCAGGATTCGAGCAATATTATTGCCAGATCGCTGATATACGCCCCAGCTATATCGCTAGCTCAGAGCGGCGTGTCTTATACATCTGCTTTGCTCTATAAAAACGTGCGCATTATCCAAGGTGCGGCTCCGCTAACTGAGGGTATCGCTGACCCCGGATTTACCGCAACAGCAATACCGCGCACTTTAGTTGATCCGTCATCGCTGACGGCTTGCGGTATTTTTAAAACTGGACAGGCGGGCGGAATGAGGCGGGCAATGGTCGGGGGGCATATAAACGCCACGCCGACACGATTGCTGGCCAGGCGTATTGTCCCTAATGCCGACTATAAACGGTTGGGCAAGATTTTAGGTACGGTTAAAGCAGGGGCTACGGCTGTTTCCCGTCCGGTCGCTTTGCTGGATAGGGGTACGATGCGTTTGATGGCCACCACGGTTTCTGATGCCGCTGGGGTATATGGGTTTGATCATGTGCCGATGGATTTGAGCTATATGGTTGTAGCCAAGGACACTACAGCAACTTATAACGCGGTCATTGCTGACCGTGTAACACCAGTCAGTTATTGAGAGTGATATTATGGTTATTCATTTTAGTACAGATGTGCGTAATGCACGGGCTACCGCTATTTTAGATGCGTTAAGCGGCGGCACGTTAAAAGCTTATTCGGGGACAATGCCGACAGGGGGCGGTGATGCCATCACTACACAAACGTTGCTTGGTACACTGACGTTTGCCAGTCCTGCGGGCAGCGTGACCAATGGCGTACTGACGTTTACGGTTTTGACCGATGATGATTCTGTAGATGCTGATGGTACATGGACGTGGGCTAGATGCTTTGATTCCAGCAATGTCTGGGTGATGGACATCGATGTGTCAAACAATGCGGGGACTGGCGTAATTCGACTGCCCAATACCACTGTTTATGCAGGGGGCGTTTTACGGGTGTCGGGCGGAACCATTACGGAAGGCAATAGCTAAATATGGCGTATACGCCGCCTTCGGGTGATGCGGTTGCCTTAAGTTTTAGTCAATCGTATACGCCGCCTTCGGGTGATGCGGTTGCGCTGGATTTGATGCCTGCCGCATCGGCCAGTGAGTTTTATGGTCTGACCGATGATGTGGTCGGATTGGTGGCGGCGGTGGGCAGTGCGCCCGGTGCGGTGTCGGCCACAACGGATACGGTCGCGGCAGCGTTTAGCGCGGTGTCGGTGTATCAATCCCAGTTTTCTGGGGCTTCGTTATGGCTTGATGGGTCGGATATTTATGGGCTGGCTTCGCCGCCTTCGCTTGTTGCTGTTGTTGCCGATGGCGTTAGCGCGGCATTTTCGGCGGCGTTTTTTCAGTCTGCGCAGTTTACTGGGCAGTTATCGGATTTGGCAAGCGGTGGGTTATCGGGACTGGGAAATCCAGTAGCGACTATATCGGCTACATTAGGCGATGTGTCGGCTGCTTGGGTAGGTATCAGCAATCCGTCTGGGCAGTTGTCGGCTGTATTGGATGATGTGGCGGCAGCGTTTAGTGCGGTGGCCGTCTATGAGTCTCAGTTTTCTGGGGCGTCGCTGTGGCTGGACGGGTCGGATATTTATGGCTTGGCTTCACCGCCTTCGCTTGTCGCGGTCGTTACTGATGATGTCAGTGCTACATTTTCGGCGACATTTTTTGCATATAACATCGCATCTTTTGATGGTGCTACGGATGAGTTGTCAGGTGATGGTATTGCTTGCGATTATGACCCGCAAGTTTTTCGTGGGCC